TCGAGCGCGAGCTCGCCGGCGCGCAGGCCGCGAGCGGCGCCGACGTCGTTGCGCTCAGAGCGCGCGCGACGGCGCCGCAACGCATGGCGTTGTTCCGCGAACTCGACGCGCTCGATCGCACCGGCGGCGTTCTCTCCAGCGCCGACATGAGCTGGCACGCTTCGTTCCGCCGCGATCCCGAATTCATCGGCGCGATGACGACGCCGTCCGAGCGCTATCGGCACGTGCAGTTCCTGCTCGCGATCCGAGCGACCAACGAGGCGCTGTTTCCTTACGAGGATCGCTGGCTCGATCACTACCGCGCCGGCGGCGAATACGAAACGACGGCCGGACTGGTCGCGGATTTCGGGGAGGCGGCGCTGAGGTAGCGGCGTGCGGCGTCTCTCGAAACCCCGGCGCCGCGTGGCGTCACGCGCCGGGGGCGTTCTTCAAAGCGTCGACGAAAAAAAAGGCCGCCCGAAGGCGGCCGAGAAATAACGAAGGGCTAAACAATGACAGACAATGGGCAAATCGTCAAACCGGGCTCGCTGGCGCCGTTGAAGAACGTCGCCGGCTTCATGACCCTGGTGACCAAGCTGCAGCGGCGCGGGCCGCATCTGCCGAACCTCGGCGTGATGTACGGGCATTCCGGGCTGGGGAAGAGCTACGCTTCGATCTATGCGCAGAACAAGACGCGCGCGATCCGGGTCGAGGTCGGCGAAAGCTGGAACCGCAAGACCTTCGTCCGCTCGATCCTGCTCGAATGCGGCGTCGCCAACCCGAAGGGCGCGACCGCCGATCTCACCGCCGAGGCGATCGGCCTGCTGGGCGACGAGCCGAATAGGCGGCTGATCGTCGACGAGGCCGACAAGCTCGTCGACAAGGGCCTGATCGAGATCGTGCGCGAGATCTCCGAGGCGAGCCAGGTTCCCGTCCTGCTGATCGGCGAAGAGCTTCTTCCTCAGAAGCTCGCGCGGGTCGAGCGCGTCCACAACCGCGTGCTCGACTGGTACGGCGCCGAGCCTTGCGATCTCGCCGACTGCAAGCTGCTCGCCGCGATCTTCCTCGCCGGCGTCAAGATCGACGACGCGCTGCTCGAAACGGTGCGCATCAAGGGCGAAGGCCGCGCGCGCCGCATCGTCGTCACGCTTTCGGGCATGTGCGACTGGGCGCGCAATTCCGGCGTCAAGGAGATCGACGCCAAGAGCTATTCGGGCGCCGTCTTCACCGGCGAAGCGCCGCGCGCCCGCTCGGGCAAGCTGCAGAGCGGGAGGGCGGCATGAGCGCGCTTCTCCTCAGGACGAACCTGCCGCGCGGGCCGGAGCACTATTGGAAGGCGGCTTGCGACTTCGGGCCGAACGGCTTCACCGCGCGCGAACTGCTCGGCTGCACCAACGGCGTTTCCCGCACCACCGTGCGCATCTGGATTAGGGAAATGGTCGAGCGCGGGCTGCTCGTCGTCATCGAGCGGCGCGACGTCAAGCCGCGCGGCCAACTCGTCTACGCCGTCGCGCGCCCGACGCGCAATGCGCCGATCGATCCCGAGGTCAGGCACGGCCGCGTGCAGCGGCAGATGTGGACGGCGATGCGCAACCTCACGACGTTCACCGTCGCCGAGCTCGCCGCCGCCGCGTCGACCGACGAGGTCGCGGTCTCGCGCCACAGCGCCGCCGACTATGTGCGCCGCCTCGCCGGCGTCGGCGTGCTGACGATCGTGCGTCAGACGCGCGCCAACAATCTCAACTCGGGAATGTGGCGCTTGAAGAAGAGCGCCAACACCGGCCCGCTGGCGCCGCGCCAGATCGAAGTCGCGGTCATGATCGACCGCAACACCGGCAAGCCGCTCGGAAACGCGGAGGCGCGCTCATGAACGCTCCCCTTTTTTCGCCGCCCGCGGCCGTTAACGTTAACGCCGGCGGCAAGACCGACTTTCTCGCCAACGCCCGCAAGGGCTGGGGCGAGACGCCGCCGGACTGGATCGTCCGGCTCGCCGAGGAATGCGCCCGTTCGTCGGCCTCGGAAGTGGCGCGGCGGCTCGACTATTCCGTCGCGGTGATCTCCGGCGTGGTGCTCGGCTCCTACAAGGGCGATCTCCACAAAGTCGAGGCCAAGGCGCGCGGCGCCTACATGGGCGCCGTCGTCGACTGCCCGATCCTCGGCGAAATCGAGCGCGACCGCTGCATCGGCGAGCAGGCCCATCGCCACTCCGCGACCTCGGCCAACCGCGCCCGGCTCTATCGCGCCTGCCGCGGCGGGTGCGAGCATTCGCGCTTGAAGAAGGAGGGCGGCGATGTCTGAGCTGCTCTCCGACCAGATCGGCGCGTTCCGCCGCTCTTTCGGCCGCTACGTCGACGACGGCGTCGGCCTCACCGGCGAGGCGGTCGAGGCGCTCGACGCGCTGTTCGCCTCGTTCCAGGCGCAGGCGAGAGTTCTCGAAGGCGGCGGACCTCCCGATCTCGGGACCTTCGACGAACTCTGCGCCGCCGTCTCGGGCGAGGCGAAGGCGCTCGGCGCGATGGCCAGGCGCCTGGAGGCGACGACGACGCGGCTGCGCTCGGCCGAAGTCGTCGCCTTCCCGACGCGGGGAGGCGGCGCATGACCGGCTTTCCGCGCGCCGGCCTCTGCCGGCATTACGACTACGTGCGGCCGACGTTCCCGCGGCGCACGAAGACGCTGCAGCCGAACGAAGGGCCGCAATGCGCGCTCGGGATCGACCTCAATTACGAGGGAGGCCCCTTGAATGCCTTTCAAGCGCCAGCGCGCGAAAGGCCGCGCCGTGCCCCTCTCGCGCGGAATGGACGCGAGAAGAGACGGAGGCGCAGGACGCCGCGTTCGGGAAAGCGCTCGAACGCGCGATCGCGGCGGTGGCGCTCGTTCCCGGGCAGGGCGAGACGGGCGAGTTCGCGTGCCCGGTTTGCGGCGGCCGCGTCAGGTGGGCGCGCGCGCGGAGCAACGGTCATCTTCGCCTCGCCTGCTCGACCCCGCGCTGTGTCGAGGTGATCCAATGAGGGAAATCCCGTTCTTCGAGATCGACGTCAAGCTGCGGCTGCCGCGGTCGCTGCCGAAGGCGTCGCGGCCGGGGCCGACCGCGCGGCGCCTGGCGACGAGCCCGCGCCAAGCGGCCCTCGTTTCGTTCGGCGACATCGCCGAGCTCGGCGCCGCCTATCTCGAGGCGACGCGCGCGCCGGCCCAGGCGGCGCTGTCGCCGCTGATGCGGGCGGCGGCGGCCTACGAGGCCGCGTGCGCCGCCGCCGAGGCGGCGCGCTTCACCGCGGGCGAACGGGGCGCCGCGCTCGCGCGCCGCCGCGCGTTCGACGCTCTTCTTTCACTGCTGGGGATCGAAAATGGCGACGCAACGGAAAGCTAAGACCAAGGCCGGCGCGCCGGCGCCGCAGAGCCGTGAAGAGGCGGCGTCCTACGTCCGCCGCATCGGCGAGGCGAACCGCGCCGTCGCGCGGATCGAAGCCGACATGAACGACGCAATCGCGGCGCTCAAAGACGCGGCCGAGACCGCGGCGACGCCGCTCGGCGAGGAAATGCGCGCGCTCACCGAAGGGCTGCGCGCGTGGTGCGAGGCCAACCGCGCCGCGCTCACCGACGGGGGAAAACGCAAGTCGGCCGATCTCGGCACCGGCAAGATCGAATGGCGCTTCGCGCCGCCGAAGGCGACGATCAAGGGCGTCGAGGCGGCGATCGAGGCGATCAAGCGCCTCGGCCTGCCGTTCCTGCGCGTCAAGGAGGAAATCGACAAGGAGGCGATGCTCGCCGACCCCGCTCGCGCCCGGCTGGTGCCCGGCGTCAGCGTCGGCTCGGCCGGCGAGTACTTCGCCGTCGAACCGTTCGAAGCCGAACTGGCGGGAGGGACGCCATGAAGGCTCTCCTGCCGCTTCTCTCGGCGATCGGATTCCTCGTCGCCGCCGGCGCGCTGCTGGCGTGGAGCCCGCATTGGGGCCCGATCGGCGCGCTCGTTCTCGTCGTCGTCGCCGTCGCGCTGCTGCGCGAACACGATCGCGAAATCGCGACGCGGGCCGCCGACGAGGTGCTCGAAGTCGTCAACGCGCTCGGCGCCGCGAAAGGACGCATGGACGGGGAGTGGCCGCGATGATCGCCGCCGCCCAGAGCCGCGCCATCCATGCGCTGAAACGCAACCTCGGCATGACGGAGGCCGACTATCGCGGCCTCTTGAAAGCCCGTTTCAAGGTCGTTTCCTCTTGCGATCTCGACGCCGGCCAGGCCGGCGCGCTGATCGAGGAAATGAAGGGCCTCGCCGAGCCGGGCCGAGCGCCCGGCCGCTCGCCGGCGAGGACCGCGAGCGGGCGCTACGCCAAGGTGCTGCAGGCGTTCTGGATCGCCGGCTGGCACCTCGGCGTCGTCAGGGAGAAGGACGACGCGGCGATGCTGGCGTTCGTCGAGCGCCAGACCGGCCTGCCGCACACGCGCTTCCTGCGCGACCCAGCGGAGGCGACGCGCGCGATCGAGGGCATGAAGGCGTGGCTGGCGCGCGAAGCCAAGATCGTCTGGCCAGACCAGCGCGACGCCGACCGCGAGGGCCGCGAGATCGCCTGGCTGAGAAAGCGCGCGGTCGCGCACGCCTGCGCGGTCCGCCTCCAGGAGCTCGGCGCATTCCACCCGACCTTCGCCGGCGCTTCGGTTTGGCCGGAGGACGTGCGCGCCTATGCGCACATGCGCGGCCTTCCCGCCGATTTCACCCATTACAGCGCCGACAACTGGAACCGCCTCGCCGGCTGGCTGGGCGGCCGCCTGCGCGCGGCGCTGGCCAAGAAGAGGGGGAAGCGATGAAAGCGGTTTCGACGCCCGACGCAGCGACGGCGCCGGCCGTGACAAAGAAGCGGCGCGCGATCGACCGGTCGCGGCCGCCGGAGCCGGGAAGCGTCACGGCGCGTGTGCTTGAGGCCTGCCAACGCCTGGGCACGAGCGATTTCAACGTGATCGCCGACGATCTCGACCTCCTGTCTCACGTCGCCGCGGCCGCGGTGGCGAAGCTGCGTAAAGGAGGGTTCGTCAAATGACACGCCTCGCCGCCCTCGCCGTCACGCCGCGGGGCCGGCCGTGAGCGCGGCCCCGGAAATCGTGTGGGGCGACCGCGGCGGCAGGGCCGCCGACGGCTTCGTCGTCGAGATCGGGTGCCGCTGCCCGCACGGCTGGACGGTCTGGGTCCACACGCCGGACGGCCGGTTCTTCAACGAAGGCGCGCGCACGCTCAAGCGCGCCAGGCGCTGCGCCGAGACGATGATCGGCCGGCTGAGGAGGAGCTGAAATGCCCACCGTCGACGAAATGGGTCGCGAGGCGCTGCTGGCGCTGGCGCGGCGGCATTCGCCGGCGGAACGCGCCATGGCGCAGGCCGAGGCGCTGGAGGCCAAGGCGGCGCGCGCCAAGGCGGACTACGACCTCGTCGCCGAAGAGAGCGCGCGTTACGCCCGCCTGGCGCGCGAGGCGATCGGCACCGCGGCCGGCCACGACGCGTTCGAGCGCTGCAAGGCGCTGCACGGCTCGGCGCGCACCGCGTTCACGATCTACCGCCGCCTGAAGCTCGCCGCCGAGCGGGCGCGCCGCGCCGCGCGGCTGACGATCCGCTGCGGGGAGGCGTCATGAGGATCGCCGATCTCGCCGACGAGGCGCAGCTCATTTCACGCGAGCGCGAGGATCACGCCGCCAACCTGGAGCGGGCGATCCTCGCCGGCCATTCCAAGCGGCCGCTCGCCGAGGTGCAGGGGATGCGCTCGCGCCATGCCGCGATGCGCGCCGTCGCGCGGGCGCTGCGCCTGACCGAGACCTGGCGCGACCGCCTGCCGGAAGAATTCATCGCGGAGATCGAGGGGGAGCCATGACCAAAGGACACACCGCCGTGATGGCGCAGAGGCGGCCGAAGCTCAAAGAGCCGAAGCCGTGGGAGCGGCTCGAATTCTTCCCGACGCCGCCCTGGGCGACGCGGGCGCTGTTTCGCCATCCGCTGCGCCACGCGTCGATCGGAAATTCGGTCTGGGAGCCGTGCGCCGGCCTCGGCCATATGTCCATGCCGCTCGGCGAGTTCTTTCCTGAGGTGCGCGCAACGGACGTCTATAACTATCCGACCGACGACGGCCGCGACGGCGAATTGCTCGGCGTCGAGCGCTTCGACTTCCTCGACATCGTCGAGGTCGCGCGTGCGCCCAAGGTCGACTGGGTGATCACCAATCCCCCTTTCGGGGCGGCGGAGCGAATGCTCGATTCCGCCTTCACGGCGGCCCACGAAGGCATCGCGTTTCTGTTGCGCATGCAATGGCTCGAAGGGGGCGGCCGCTTCAACGGCGTCTATGCCTTTCGCGCGCCGACGTTCATTGCGACGTTCGTCGAGCGCGTGCCGATGTGCGAGGGCGGCTGGGACCCGGCTCTGTCGACCGCGACCATGTATGCGTGGTTCGTCTGGCA